ACGAGGGGGATGACTGGACCGATCCTAAAGTGCTGGAAAAAGCTAACCCGAATATGGGCGTGTCGGTCTATCGTGATTTTCTCCTCAGCCAGCAACAGCGAGCTATTAATAACGCCCGTCAGGCTGGTGTATTTAAAACTAAACACCTCAATATCTGGGTTGCAGCCCGTGCCGCTTTCTACAACCTGGTTTCCTGGCAGAACTGCGAGGATAAGACACTTACGCTGGAGCAATTCGAAGGACAGCCATGTGTTCTGTCTTTCGACCTGGCGCGCAAGCTGGATATGAACAGTATGGCGCGGTTGTTCACCAGGGAAATTGACGGCAAGACACATTACTACAGCGTTGCTCCCCGCTTCTGGGTTCCCTACGACACAGTATTCAGCGTTGAAAAGAACGAAGATCGTCGTACTGCGGAGCGATTTCAGAAATGGGTTGAAATGGGACTGCTTACAGTTACTGATGGCGCTGAAGTTGATTACCGCTACATCCTTGAAGAGGCCAAGGCGGCAAACAAGCTCAACCCAGTCAGTGAGTCACCGATTGACCCATTCGGCGCGACGGGGCTTTCACATGATCTGGCTGATGAAAGTCTTAATCCGATCACTATCGTTCAGAACTACACCAATATGTCAGACCCAATGAAAGAGCTGGAAGCAGCCATTGAGTCCGGGCGTTTTCATCACGACGGCAACCCGATAATGAGCTGGTGTATCAGCAACGTGGTGGGGAAATATCTGCCAGGCAATGATGATGTTGTGAAGCCTATCAAGGAGCAAAACGAAAATAAAATAGACGGCGCGGTGACGCTGATTATGGCGATTGGACGTTCAATGCTTTACGAAAAAGTGGACTCTATCTCCGATCGTATCGAATCCCGCGGCATTCGTTCACTTTAAACCGAGGCGTTTATGATCCTGACAATACTCACTCCATTGGTCGGAGTGCTGGGGGCTCTGTTGCTCTCATTTGGGGCGTGGATGATTTATCCCCCTGCAGGCTATATTGCCGGAGGTCTACTGTGCCTGATCTGGTCATGGATGGTGGCAAAATTTATATCCTCCACATCAGAGAAACAATCGGGAGGTGACTGATGTTCTTCCCCGGTATGTTTTCAAAAAGTAGTCAGCCAGTTTACACCGCGGCCGATCTGGCGCAGGAGGTCGGGCTGTCATATGACACTTATACAGGGAAGCGAGTAAGCAGCCAGCGAGCTATGCGGCTAACTGCGGTATTTGGTTGCGTGCGTGTATTGGCTGAATCCATAGGCATGCTTCCCTGCAATATCTTTAAAACGGCAGGTAAAGGTAAGGAAAAGGCCACGGGAGAGCGCCTCCAGAAGTTGGTCTCTTTAAAGCCCAACGGTTACATGACCCCCCAGGAGTTCTGGGAGTTAATTGTTGTTTGCCTGTGTCTTCGTGGAAATTTTTACGCTTATAAAGTTAAGGCGTTAGGTGAGGTCGTTGAACTTCTCCCGCTTGATCCTGGATGCGTTCAGCCAAAGCTTAATAGCAATTGGGAGCCTGTTTACCAGGTGACTTTTCCTGATGGTTCGACGGATGTGCTGGGTCAGGATGATATCTGGCACATTCGTATACTTACGTTGGATGGGCTGGTGGGGTTGAACCCTATAGCCTATGCAAGAGAGGCTATCTCGCTTGGTCTTGCAACTGAGGAACATGGTGCAAGGTTGTTCAGCAATGGTGCTGTTACATCTGGGGTGCTACGTACTGATAGTGAATTAAGTGATGCCGCTTATGCCCGTCTGAAGGCTGATTTTGAAGAAAAGCACCAAGGGCTGGGTAACGCTCACCGACCAATGATTCTTGAAATGGGCCTTGACTGGAAATCTATGGCTCTTAGCGCCGAAGACAGCCAGTTTCTGGAAACGCGCAAATTTCAGCTTGAGGAGATTTGTCGGTTGTTTCGGGTGCCAATGCATATGGTCCAGAACACTGACCGCGCAACATTCAGCAATATCGAAGAGCTGGGGATGGGGTTCATAAACTATTCACTGGTTCCCTACCTGACCCGCATTGAGCAGCGTATTAATGTCGGACTCATTCGTGATTCAAAGCAGGGAACGTACTACGCGAAGTTTAATGTTGGTGCGTTACTTCGTGGCGATATGAAGTCACGGTTTGATGCCTATGCGACTGCAATCAACTGGGGCATGTATTCACCGAATGACTGCCTTGAACTTGAGGATCGCAATCCCCGCCCTGGTGGCGATGTTTATCTAACACCAATGAACATGACAACGAAACCATCTGACGGAAGTAAGCAAGCCAAAACGGAGGAACGACAAGATGCCGATGACTAAACAGCGGTTGGACATTCCGCTGAAACTGAAATCCGTCAGCGATAACGGAGAGTTTGAAGGCTATGGCTCTGTGTTTGGGGTGAAGGATAGCTACGACGATGTGGTTGTTCCCGGCGCGTTCAGCAAGTCTCTAGAGGCATGGCGTGAGAAGAAATCTCTTCCTGCCATGCTCTGGCAGCATCGGATGGATGAGCCGATCGGTATCTATACCGATATGAAAGAGGATGATGTCGGGTTGTATGTGAAGGGGCGACTTCTCATTGACGACGATCCTCTGGCAAATCGCGCACATGCTCACATGAAGGCCGGTTCTTTAACCGGCCTTTCTATTGGCTACATGCTGAAGGACTGGGAGTACGACCGAACCAAAGAGGTATTTCTTCTCAAAGAAATCGACCTCTGGGAGGTGAGTCCTGTGACGTTCCCGTCGAATGATGAGGCACGAATTAGTGATGTGAAAAGTGCGTTTGCTCGCGGCGAAATGCCTTCTCAGAAAAGTATCGAAAGAGTCCTGCGCGATGTAGGGCTCTCAAGAACCCAGGCCAAAGCATTCATGGCTGGGGGGTATAGCACACTTAATCTGCGCGACGCTGATGACGTGGACTCTGCACTGAATGCACTTAAAAACATCAATTTTTAATCAGGAGAAAATGCTTATGGCAGTCGATATCAAAGATGTAGAACAGGTCGCGCAGGAACTGCAGTCGAAGTTCGATGACTTCAAATCGAAAAACGATAAGCGTATTGACGCGCTTGAGTCTGAAAAAGGCAAACTGGCAGGACAGGTTGAGACCCTTAACGGGAAACTCTCCGAGCTGGAAAGCCTCAAATCAGACCTCGAAACAGAACTTGCGGCGGTTAAGCGTCCTGGCGGTCCGCAACAGCAATCTAAAGCTGCAACTGAACACAAAACGGCCTTCATGCAATTTATGCGCAAGGGGGATGATGACGGACTGCGCGATCTGGAGCGTAAGGCGCTGCAGATTGGAACTGATGAAGACGGTGGTTATGCCGTTCCTGAAGAGCTTGACCGCAATATCCTCACCCTACTTAAAGATGAGGTAGTGATGCGTCAAGAAGCTACTGTAATCACTATTGGCGGCTCCGATTATAAAAAGTTAGTGAATGTTGGCGGTACTGCTTCTGGTTGGGTTGGTGAAACAGACGCCCGTCCTGCGACTGACGCATCTAAACTCAAACTAATCGAACCCTTTATGGGGGAGATTTACGGCAACCCGCAGGCCACGCAAAAAATGCTGGATGATGTGTTTTTCAACGCTGAAGACTGGATTAATAGCGAGCTGGCAATTGAGTTTGCCGAACAGGAAGAGATTGCATTTACCAGCGGGAATGGCACCAAGAAGCCGAAAGGTTTCCTGGCTTATGCGTCCAGTCTGGATGATGACAAGACACGAGCATTTGGTACGCTGCAGCATATTCTGTCCGGCTCGGCTGCTGCAGTGACTGCTGATTCTATCATTAAACTGGTCTATACCCTGCGCAAAACACATCGTAACGGCGCTAAGTTCATGATGAACAACAACAGCCTGTTCAAAATTCGCATCCTGAAAGATGCCGAAGGTAACTACCTGTGGCGTCCTGGACTGGAGCTGAATCAGCCGTCTACCTTGCTGGGATACGGTATTTCAGAAAATGAACAGATGCCAGACATTGCGGCAGATGCTAAGGCAATTGCGTTTGGTAACTTCAAACGTGGCTACACCATTGTTGACCGTATTGGCACCCGTATTTTGCGTGATCCGTATACCAACAAGCCATACGTGGGTTTTTATACCACTAAACGTACTGGTGGCATGCTTGCTGATTCTCAGGCAATCAAACTCCTGCAAATTGGTGCGCCAGTAGCTCCATAACTACCTGGGGCTAAGGTCCCTATTTTATGAGGTGAAGCATGCCTGTATTGAAACAAAGCCTTAAGTGGTCGCCTGATGGTTGTCGCGTAGAAACTATCCAGGCTGGTGAGTACGAAGAATTGCCTTCCCGTGCAATTGAGATTGCCGCTCAACTTGGGATTCTTGGTGTTGACACCGAGAATGAACGGGAGATTGTCTCGGAACAACCGGAACAACCGGAACAACCGGAACAACCGGAACAACCGGAACAACCGGAACAACCGGAACAACCGGAACAACCGGAACAACCGGAACAACCGGAACAACCGGAACAACCGGAGCCCGAAAAAACTGATAAAAAAGCCAAAAAACAACCCGCTTAGGCGGGTTTTTTACAGGTACGCCTATGATTTTGTCTACTGAAGAAATCAAGCGGCAGCTCAAGCTTGAAGAAGATGATGACTCAGAAGATACGCTGCTTAATGCTCTGGGTGCGGCAGCAGAAGCCAGAACGAGTACCTTTCTTAATCGGCGGCTATATAGAAAGGGGGAAAGCGTTCCTGAAACAGATATAGACGGCCTTGTCGTTCCAGACGATCTCCGTCTTGCGATGCTTATGCTGGTGACTCATTTTTATGAGAATCGCTCTGCAGTGTCTGAAGTTGAGATGCTGGATACTCCACTCGCGTATAAATGGATCGCGACTCCTTACAGGTTTTATTCACAATGAAACTACGTCAGGCACAGACCAGTGCGACTTATATGCTGCCGGACCCGGGTGAACTGGATAAACGGGTGTTGATCCGTAAACGAGTCGATGTCCCCTCAGATGATTTCGGAACTGAACCTGAATACCCGGTTTCATTCAACGCCTGGGCAAAGGTGGTTCAAACCAGCGCGACGACATACCAGGAAACGGCTCAGACCGATAACGTGATCACGCATTACATCACCATTCGCTGGCGCCGCGGAATTACCAGCGATTTTGAAGTGGCGAAGGGGGATGAGGTGTACCGCGTGAAACGTGTTCGTGATCTAAACAGTAAACGGCGGTTTCTGCTTCTTGAGTGCACCGAACTGGGTTCATTTACAGAAAATACCGGGGGGAATTCCAATGGCGGAACCCTTTTTACACGTTGATTTTCAGCAGCCGAACGAAATGCGCTTCAACCGCGCACGTGTCCGGCGGGCATTTGTCACCATTGGCCAGCGACATATGCGTGATGCACGTCGACTGGTAATGCGCCGCGGACGTTCTGAGCCGGGGGAAAACCCCGGATATCAGACAGGACGCCTGGCAAAATCAATTGGCTACATGGTGCCAAAAGCAAGTGGGCGGCGACCGGGATTTATGGCACGTATTGCACCGAACCAGAAGAACGGACAGGGGAACCGACTAATCACCGGCGATTTTTACCCGGCATTTTTGTTCTACGGTGTGCGCGGTGGTGCAAAACGTCGGCGCAGTCATCACCGTGGCGCTTCTGGTGGTAGCGGCTGGCGTCTGGCACCGCGTAATAACTTTATGGTTGAGACACTCAACAAAAACAGCCCGTGGACGCGTTACTACCTGGCGCGTGAACTGCGGCTATCACTCAAACCGGAGAGGCGACGCTGATGAAACTGGCCCCGATTATTGCAGCACTACGGGCGCGTTGCCCGGCGTTCCAGAATCGTGTAGCAGGTGCGGCGCAGTTTAAGGACTTGCCGGAAGTCGGAAAGATGAAACTGCCGGCGGCTTATGTTGTTCCCGGAGATGATTCGCCAGGGGAACAGAGGAGCCAGACTGACTACTGGCAGGATTTAACCGAAGGGTTTTCCGTCATTGTGTTTGTCAGCAATGGCCGGGATGAGCGCGGTCAGTTTGCCTCATATGATGTTGTTCACGATGTGCGACAGTCACTGTTTAAAGCGCTCCTGGGTTGGAATCCTGAAGAGTGCGGAAACCCGATCACCTATGCAGGTGGTACGTTGCTCGATGTGAACCGGCATGAACTGAGCTACCAGTTCGATTTCACTGTTGAGAATGAGTTGACTGAGGATGACACCCGCCAGCAGGATGAACTGAGCGATCTGGATGATTTTAAAACGCTGGCGATTGATGTTGATTTTATCGATCCGGGACATGGCCCCGACGGGAAGCCCGAGCATCACACAGAGATAACTCTCCCCTCCTGAGGAAAAACATGTTTGTAAAACCCCAAAAAGGGCGGTCAGTACATGACCCTGCCCGAGGCGACCTTTTGCCTGTTGAAGGGCGAAATGTTGAAGAAAGCAGCTACTGGCTGCGCCGGGAAGTCGCTGGTGATATCAGGCGCGTGAACAAAGTTAAACAAAAAAAGGTGGAAACCAATGACCGTTAGTTTCAGCACTATCCCGGCAAATACGCTGGTGCCACTGTTTTATGCTGAGATGGATAATTCGGCGGCGAATACAAGTCAGGAGTCAGCGCCATCATTGCTGCTTGGCCATGCGAATACAGGTGCGTCAATTCAGCCTGATTCACTGGTGCTGATGCCGTCCGCTGATTACGCAAAGCAGATTTGTGGTCCCGGTAGTCAGCTTGCTCGCATGGTTGCTGCGTACCGCAAAACCGATCCTTTTGGTGAGCTTTACATCATTGCTGTCCCTGAGCCAGCGGCAGGAGTGGCGGCCACGTATACCCTGACCGTAACTGGCGCAGCAACTGAGAGCGGCACCGTGAATGTTTATGTCGGGCGTACTCGTATTCAGGCGGCAGTTGTGAGCGGTGATGATGTTGAGGCCGTGGCATCGAGCATTAAAGATGCAATCAATGCTGACCCGACATTGCCGGTTATCGCTTCGTCTGCCGCTGGCGTGGTCACTCTGACAGCGCGTCACAAAGGTCTGAGCGGGAATGAAATCCCCGTGGTTCTGAATTATTACGGTTACGGTGGTGGTGAAGTGTTGCCTGCAGGCATAGCGGTAGCCGTCGCTGCTGTCGCTGCCGGAACGGGGGCTCCGGTACTCAATGGCGCTATTGCCGCTATGGCTGATGAGCCGTTTGATTATATTGGCCACCCGTTCAATGATTTGGCCTCGGTTAATGCATTTGTCAGCGAAATGAACGATACCAGCGGTCGCTGGAGCTACGCCCGTCAGCTTTATGGGCACGTTTATACTGCAAAACTCGGAACGCTTTCTGAGCTGGTTGCTGCCGGTGATCAGCTTAACCAACAGCACATCACTGTGGCGGGTTACGAGAAAGAAACGCAGACCCCGGCAGACGAACTTGCAGCCAGCCGAACAGCGCGCAATGCCGTCTTTATCCGTAACGATCCAGCGCGCCCAACCCAGACAGGTGAACTCGTGGACATGCTACCGGCACCAAAAGGGAAGCGCTTCACGATGACCGAGCAGCAGTCTCTGCTGTCACATGGGATTGCAACGTCATACGTTGAAAGCGGTACGTTGCGCATTCAGCGCGACGTTACAACGTACAAGAAAAACGCCTACGGTGTTGCAGATAACAGCTATCTCGACAGCGAGACGCTGCATACCAGCGCTTATGTTTTGCGCAGGCTGAAATCGGTTATCACCAGTAAATACGGGCGCCATAAACTGGCGAACGACGGCACACGCTTTGGTCCTGGTCAGGCGATTGTTACCCCGGCAGTTATCAAAGGGGAATTGCTGGCGACTTACCGACAGATGGAGCGCGCCGGGATCGTAGAAAATTACGACCTGTTCAAGCAATACCTGAAGGTTGAACGCGACGCGACAAACCCAAACCGTATCAACACTCTGTTCCCGCCTGACTATGTTAACCAGTTGCGAGTGTTTGCGGTCGTTAACCAGTTCCGTCTTCAGTATCAAGAGGAGTCCGTGTAATGGCGCGTATTGCTGGTACCTGTTATTTCAAAATTGACGGTCAGCAGTTGTCACTGACCGGCGGCATTGAGGTGCCGATGAACACGAAGGTCAATGATGATGTCATTGGCATGGCTGGTGACGTCGACAGAAAAGAGACTCACCGCGCACCATATGTTAAGGGCACGTTTAAGGTGCCGAAAGATTTCCCGGTCAACAAGGTGACGACTTCAGACCAGATGACCATTACAGCCGAACTGGCAAACGGTCAGGTTTATGTCTTGTCGTCTGCCTGGCTACACGGTGAGGCAAACCACAACGCCGAAGAAGGTACGGCGGATCTTGAATTCCACGGTGAGGAAGGGGATTACCAGTAATGAAAGAACTTGAACTAAACCATCCAGTAACCGCGCATGGCGAAACGATTAGCGTCCTGGAGTTTAACGAACCGACTGGTAAAGACGTCCGTGAGCTTGGTTATCCGTACCAGATGAATCAGGATGAATCCATCAAACTGCAGGCGCACATTATCGCGAAGTACATTGTCCGGCTGGCAAATGTACCGCTGAGTACGGTAGATCAGATGAAACCCGGTGATTTGAATAGCGCAGGCTGGCTGGTTGCTGGTTTTTTCCTCCAGGCCTGACAGCCGATTATCTCACTGATCGTTTTTTTGACTGCGCCAGTTACTGGCGCATTAATCCATTTGAATTGCTGAAAATGCCAATCAGTGAGATTCCGTTGCTGGTTAGTCAGGCAAACAGGATAGAGCGGGAGAAAAAAGGCAATGGCTGAATTTGAGCTTAAGGCGCTGATAACAGGCGTAGACAAGCTATCTCCTGCGCTTTCACGGATGCAGAAAAATATCCGTGGTTTTAAACGACAAGCAGAGGAAGCTTCAAAGGGAGGACTGGCTCTAGCTGGTGGTCTGGCTGCTGGATTGACTGTATCGCTGAAAGCCTACGCGGATCAGGAGAATGCGGCTACTGGGCTGAAGGTCGCAATGATGCAGGCCAATGGAGAGGTCGGTAATAGTTTTGAAAAAATAAACAAACTGGCTGTTGGGCTTGGAAATCAGCTACCTGGTACGACTGCTGATTTTCAGAACATGATGCAGATGCTTGTTCGCCAGGGTATTCCGGCAGAAAACATTCTGGGTGGAGTAGGTAAAGCAACAGCGTACCTTGCCGTACAGCTTAAAAAGACACCTGAAGCAGCAGCGGAGTTCGCTGCGAAAATGCAGGATGCAACTGGAACCGCGTCAGATGACATGATGGGATTATTCGATACTATCCAGAAGGCATTCTATCTTGGGGTTGATGATACCAACATGCTGTCGTTCTTCACCAAGACCAGCTCAGTTCTGAAAATGGTTAATAAGGACGGATTAAAAGCCGCTCAGGGACTTGCGCCGATCAGCGTCATGATGGACCAGATGGGTATGCAGGGAGAGTCAGCCGGCAACGCCCTTCGCAAAGTTATCCAGTCCGGTTTAGACATCAAGAAAGTCAATGGCGTCAATAAAGTACTGCAACGTCAAAAGCTCGGCGTGAATCTTGATTTCACCGATGGCAAAGGCAGTTTCGGCGGT